AGCCTATGCTAGAGAGATGTACACACTACTTATAGGTGGTAAGACACAGCAATGCCCCGAGTCTTGACCTTCAAGGACGCCCTCGCTGAGGCCTCGCTGAGCGGTGACCCGCTGCGGCTCAAGGAGATGTTGTGGCCGGAGGTGCTGTTCTACGACAAGCAGGAGCAGATCATCCACAGCGTCCGGGACAGCGTGGAGACCTTCGTGACAGCCGGCAACCAGCTCGGAAAGGACTTCGTGTCGGGGTTCATCGCCTTGAGCTTCTTTATGTACCCGCAGCTCTATTTTCCCGGGGCCTACGTCGCGGAGGTAGACCGCATGAAGCCGCCGAGCCGCTTCCCTCCGCACCACAGGCACACGCGACGAGTCATAACCACCAGCACCAACGAGAAGCACCTCAACGTGCTATGGTCGGAGATAGCCGGCTTCATCACCAACGCCCGCGTCCTCGGCCGTGACGGAGTCAGCAGAGCAGCCCCTCTCCTCCAGAAGAACGGCGGCCCGCTACACCTAGGAGCGATGGAGCTCCGGCTGGCAGTCGAGCGGGACGAGATGGCGACCAACTGCAAGAACTACCTCCGCGGTATGGTGTCGCAGAAGGGAGAGTCTATCTCAGGTCACCATGCTGACTATACGCTGATCATCGGGGACGAGGCCAGCGGTCTCGACGACAATGTTCATAGCTTTGCTCAGGGCTGGGCTAAGAGATTCCTCTACATCGGGAATCCGAACGAGTGCCGCAACTTCTTTCGCAGGGGGGTGGAAGGTGGCGACCTTACGGCAGCCAAGTGATCAATCGCGGCTGGTGGTCGAGGACGACAGGGGCGTTCTGCATATTTTCAGCGAGAAGAACCTCAGGAGTGGCAAGCCGATGACCGAACAGGAGTGGATGACCAGCAGCGATTCTCGAGCCATGCTGGAGTACCTTCGCTGTCGCAATCTCGACCTGGTGGGTAGCACGAGTGACCGCAAGCTGAGGCTGTTCTGTCATGCTGCATTAACGGCTTGCGGATGTGGGCCGTTTGCCGATGAATACATCGTCGCTAATATATCGCCTCTCACTTGGGCTCAATCTTGTGTCGGGGGACCCCACCCACAGTCATTGCTCGGCGAGCATCCGCAAGCAGCGAAGGCGGACCTCCTGCGGCATCTCGTCGGGAATCCGTGGCGACCGGTGAGGATTGGCGGCAGGAGCGACATCGTGTTCAAGGCAAGGCCGAAAGGCAGCGAGGCCCAACGATGGCAAGCGTTGCATCTGGACGTATGCGAGCCGTTACCTGCCGTCATTCTTTCGCTCGCTCAAGCTCTCTACGACGGTCAAGATTGTGCCCACGCCTTGCACGACGCCCTGCTTGAGGCGGAACAGGGGGAGTTAGCTGATCACTTTTGGCATCGGCGGAACTCTAGTCACCCGAAAGGTTGCTGGGCTCTCGATCTGATTCTGGGGAAATCGTAAGTCGTGACCACGCACTACCGCAGGGTGATCCAGATAAGCTGCGAAGACAGCCCCAACGTCCGCCTAGCTCGCATGGAGATGGTGGCGGGACGAGAACCGTCGGGGCGGACGGTGGTGCCGGGGGTCATCAGCTGGCACACACTCCAGCACCATAGGCAAGTGTGGGACGTGGTGCGGCAGACGGTAGGGCTCGACGGGCAGTTCTACGAGGGTGCCCAGCTCCTACTCTTCCCGCCAGACTGGATGAACCTGGCGGCCGAACGGCACAGGCAGCTTCAGCGGGACCGAGTCAAGCGGGTGGCCCGGGCGATAGGCGTAGACCCGGGTGAGGGCGGGGCCAATACCAGCTTCGCAGTGGTGGACGAGCTGGGCATCATAGACCTGGTGAGCCTGAAGACATCCGACACCAGCACCATCGCCCCGATGCTCGTGAGTCTGATGGACAGGTATCAGGTACCGCCCGAGCGGGTCGCTCTCGACCGGGGTGGCGGCGGCAAGCAGGTCGCGGACCATATACGTAGCGGCGGGGTGAACAACAGACGCTTGCAGGTGCGGACGGTGGGGTTCGGCGACAGCGTGAACATCGACCCGCGGCGGGGCATGATCCAGATAGAGACGCGGTTGGACGACAAGGAGGACCGGTACGCCTACGTCAACCGGCGGGCCGAGATGTACGGCGAATTCTCGGAACTCCTCAAGCCGCAGGGGGAAGTGGGCGACCAAGTGGCGGGGTTCGCTGTACCGGGCGTCGAGTGCGGCCCTGTCTACGTTCTCCTCAGGAAGGAGCTAGGACCGATGGACAAGTTATGGGACAAGGAGGGCCGCCGCCGGATGCGAGCAAAGAACCGCGTCGGCAAGGAGGGCGAGGAGCGTGGCGAGAAGACATTGGTGGAACTGATCGGTCATAGCCCGGACGAAGCCGACGCGGTAGTCCTGGCGTGCCACGCAATGCTCCACCGAGCACCGGTATCCAGAGCGGGGGTAGCATGATTACTGACCGCGAAAAGGCAAGGTTACGTCTCGACCTTGTGCGAGGCGAGTTTGACCTCGGTATGGCAGAGATTATCACGCATCTGCTTGACGAGATCGACGACCTGGAACGGAAGTGCGAACGGTTGGAAATGCTCGTACACCCTGACGGAGACAAAGAGTGATGTCAGAACCCGCTGACCCCATCGAGGAACTGCGACGTAGGCTCGGCATCGCGGACGCACCGCAGCGAACGGCCGGCGTGGTGCCGCAGCGGATGACGCTGGACACGTTCCAGGCTCACGCCGAGGAGCACTGCAGGCACCTGGAGTGGCTGGCGGCTGAAGAGCGGCGGCTGAAGAACGAACCCCTGCGAGAGCTGATGAGGAGGCTAGGACGAGCATGAGCGTATTTTACCGACAGTGCAACATGGTTGACGGCACGTACAGCGGGAAGCAAGGAGGCTACAGGGTTCACGTTCTCTTATCGGATGGTGGAGTGGTGTGGTTCGAGACGGAGAACGGCCTCCGCGGTCGTGACATCCCTGTGACGGTGGTCGTGAAAGACGGCGTAGCAACGGTAACAGTGGTCAAGAGGTCTTCCTGACTGACTTCGTGGACAAGTATGGGTACGTCATGCACAGCGAAGGACCGCTTGCTGTTGCTCAATGGGAGGCGGGTGAACCATGACTGAGACCAACGGTACATCGCAGCAGTACGCGGGCTGGCAGCGGCAGGAGCTACCCGCCGGAGTCACATCCGAGCAGCTTCGTTTCCTGGAACGGATGATGGTCGCCAACGACATGCCGGCTTACCTGAGCCGCACCATGTCCATCTTCGGGGATTTAATCAACCGGGGCAATCGCAATCTCGAGGAGGAGTGCGGCTACCCCGCGAACACCGAGAGCATATCACCCGAATATTATCGGACGCTCTACGACCGTGAGCCCATCGCCAACCGCATCTGTCAGCTCATGCCGAAGGAGTGCTGGCAGCTGACGCCCGAGGTCTACGAGGAGGAGGAGGGCGAGGTCCAGACCGACTTCGAGCAGGACTGGGACGACGTTGGACGTAACCTATCGCCCTCAGGTAAATCATGGCACCAGGATGAGCGGGGGTCAAGTATCTGGGAGTATCTGAGCCGCATCGACGTACTCAGCGGCATTGGTCAGTTCGGCGTGTTGCTCTTGGGCATCGACGACGGTAAGAATCTACAAGACGCGGTTGACGGTGTAGAGGTGGTGGTCAACGGAGAGTGGATTCCCGACAGCCCGCCCAGCAATATGGGGGTATTCGTCCGTGACCAGCAGCCGGTGACGCTCAACAAGGAGGACGCCCCGCCGAGAGGTGCCTGGACTACGGAGCTCCAGCAGCGAGAGATCGACGCTGCCAGCGGATGCTTGCCCAACCAAACGCTCGACAGTCTGGCACGCAGTGATCGTCAACAGCAGCATTACGCCGAGCGTTACGGGCGAGCTGTGCAGAACCGCCGGTACTACTTGCGAGCTATACAGCGAGGTCAGCATCACGCTGCCTCCATCATCGCCAACAAAGCGCCCTACGATGACACGGTGCTGAACGCAGCAGTGCGGAACAAGATGGCGGCGAAGACGTCGAACGGCACGAGCCTCGGAGGAGCGACACCGCCCAACGGTCCATTCGTCCAGGGATCAGACGCTCAGTATGGGCACACGATGGAGAGCGGCCTCGGTATGGCGATGCCGGCCGGTGCCTCGCTCTCAGGAACGGATCAGCAGTATTTCGGCATCCAGTTCGGCCCGTCGCAGCGGTTCGCGGATACGCCGCCGAAGGACCGACGCAAGCTCCTGTTCATGAGGTGCTTTGATGAAAGCCTCGTCCAAGTCGTCAGATATGAGTGGAACATCCGCAACCCCCGCTTCGGACTGCCGGTCATGTACCGCATTACACTCAATGATCCACGACAACCTCATTCTGGAGTTGGTCTCCCTCTTGCAACCGTGTATGTCCACTGGTCAAGAGTTATCCATGTTGCCGACAACCTACACTGTTCAGAAATCTTCGGTGTGCCCCGTATGCGGCCAAACCTTAACCGCATCCTTGACCTACGAAAGATCTACGCCGCAGATGGAGAAGGCTACTGGCGAAACGCCTTCACCATCGTAAGTGCGGAGACCCACCCACAGCTGGGCGGCGACGTGCTGCTGGATGAGAGCAAGATCAAGGACGAGTTTCAGAGGCTGTTTCACGGCCTCCAGCGGCAGATGGTCACCAAGGGCATGTCGCTCAAGACCTTGGCTCCGGTGGTCACGGACCCGACGCCCCACATCGCCGTCCAGCTTGAGGCCATCTGCATCCAGCTCGGTTGCCCGATCCGTGTCTTCAAGGGCTCGGAGCGGGGCGAGCTGGCGTCAGGTCAGGACGACGAGGCGTGGAACGAGCGGAAGCGGGAGCGTCAGCTCAACTACCTGACGCCGAAGGTCATCGTGCCGCTGGTAGATCGCCTCATACAGCTCGGCGTGCTGTCTCTGCCGCAGAAGAAGGCGAAGAAGCTCGCCAAGCCTCCGGAGCCCGAGGGACGCCTCACACCGCCACCGGCCGACCAACCGGCACCGGCGAAGAAAGTACCACCAGCACAGGAGCCAGATGATGGACCGGCAGGAGCGGGATCGCCAGGCGGAGGAGCTGCGGCGGATAATCCAGGAGGGACGCCGAAGGGCAATCCGGCAGTGGGCGGAAAGCCAGCTGGAACAGCTCCTCCAATCGCTGGAGCCAAGCCTATCGGACCAGCCAATAATCGTCGATGGATCGTCGTCAACCGGGGACAGACCCCAATCCTCAGGAGACTTGACCGGCTTAGAGGGGCCACGCTGATCGTTAACGACGACGGCAAGCCGCTGGGCGTACAGACTGATGGCGGGTACTCTGTAGAATGGCCGGACCTCGACGCCCTGGGAGACAAGGACAAGGCGGCTATCTGCCTCCAATCTACGCAGGCAGCGGGGGCCTACGTCAGCGGCAACGTCGAGAGCCTCATTCATCCTATGGACTGGCTCACCTCGAAGAAGTTCATGGGCATGGACCCGGAAGAGGCCAAGGCGATGCTTGGAGCCACGGTCAAGAGCCAGGAACAGCAGGAGTCGATTCACCACGACATGGCGGACGAGCACGGGATGCCGCCTGCACCGCCGCCCGGGTTCCAGGACAAGCCGCCGCCCCCGCCGGTTATCATCGGGGCAGCAGGAGCGAGCAAGTCCGTAATGCCGGGAGCTAAGCCGCCTGTAGGTACCGGCAAACCTCCGGTCGGGAACGTCGGGCAAAGTGGGGTTGCTAGCGACGGAAGGAGCTAGATATGTCACGCATTGCTAAAGAGACCATACTGGCTGAGGCAGCGAGTCTGTTCCAGAAGGCCGCTCTAACCAACCGTGACGTACTCCTGGCAGTAGGTCAGAAACTGCACGATTATGTCATGATGTGCCTAGAGGAGTGGCATGGGCTCACTTGCGAGAGCCGCCCAGCACCGATCCGAAAGGGCACCGGGTTCTCTCTGTACTCACAGGCGTTAGCAGACGCCGCTGAGGGCCTCGGCACCGTCACAAAAGAGATCAGCTTGCTGCTCCGCACCCGAGCGGTCGTTCACTTGCTGGGACCGCCCGGTGACCTGCCGCTGACGACGCTGTACAAGTTCCACATCTTCCTGCGACGGGGTGGGATAGGTCACAACGACACCAACACGATTTTGCAGGCGACCTGGCAAATCAAGGAGGGGTTAGAGTCGGAGGCGAGGAGTATGTACGCTAGGGCGGTGAGGGAGAACTTGTCGCAGCCGAAAGTCATCAAGCTGATAGACGACGTCAAGGCCTCTCTGGACAAGCCTCTCAGCAGGCAGGGCGAGTATCGCCACAACGCCAAGATCGAACGGCTGGTTCAGGAAGCGTCCGAGCCGATCCTTGCCAGGCAGATCGCCCGAGCCAGCACCGGGGACGCCGCTCGGATGCTCATAGACCTGCTCAAGGAGAACGAGGACCCCGTGGCGACGGCGAAGAAGCTGCAATCATTGTTGACTCGGTTCTTGGCCTGCAACAAAGCCAGCTGACAAGGAGGTGACGTATGGCACACGCGACCCACAAGGACTTGCCCAGGTGCAGCGAATGCGATGCTCCGATACCTTACGAGCGCCTCAGGGTGCTGCCGGACACTACCACCTGCGTCAAGTGCTCGCGGGTCAAGCCGCGGACGGAAGAAGATGTAGAGATCGACTAGGCTAGCGAGACCAAGGCGGATAACTTAGGCTCGGGTGACCGATGAGAAACCGCACCGCCAAGCGATTGACGCTCGAAGTGAGGCGTGGGCCGACCGCCAACGCCAAAGTCAAGAGCCCGCTGAAGCTTGACCCGACGCGGACGCTGACGATACGTAGGGCGTTCGCGGCCAAGCTACGGGCGGCCTACGCACGGCTCAAGGGGCGGCTGGTCAAGCTGGTGCAGGACGACGACACGTATGGGCTAGGGGCAGTACGGAACGCTTATAACGTATCACCGCCGACCGACTGGGACGCTCTCAACGCCGAGACTGACCAGCGGATGGAACGGGCGGTGTGGGGGGACTCTGGTAAGGGAGCCCGGGATAACGTGCCGAGGTGGGGTGCGACCCCCCACGATCCCCATACTGCCTTCCCTTCAGGAGAGGTAAGGAATGCCGCCCTGTACGCCTTCGCCAGCGACCCGCAGAAGCTTGCGGCATTCCAGGCGTGGCTACGGGGTCAGCTTGCTCAGCTTGTCATCGGGCATACGCAGGAACAGCTGTGGGACGCCTATATCCAGGCCGGTTTCAAGAAAGGTGCGGGTAGAGCGTTCGACGACGTGCGTCAAAGCGAGCTGGCCAAGCGTCGACCCGACCTGTTTACCCGAGCGTCGCAGGATAGCGTCAAAGACTTCTACGCGGGCACGAAAGACGAGTTCCTCCGCAGCAGCTTCGCACAGCCAGTAGCGAAGGAGAAAGTGGAGCTGCTGGCATCGCGGAGCTTCGACGAGCTGGAAGACGTGACCTCGACGATGGCGAACCGGATGAGTCGCGTACTCACCGACGGGCTCGTGCAGGGGCAGTCACCGCGAGACGTAGCGAAGACGCTGGCGGACGAGGTGGACATCGGGCAGGAGCGGGCATTGCTAATCGCTCGCACCGAGATCATCCGAGCCCATGCCGAGGGACAGCTCACCGCCCTGGAGAACCTGGGCGTCGAAGAGGTGGGCGTTGCGGTCGAGTGGTCTACGGCGGACGATGA